CGTCTTGTCGGCCGGCATGATGGCCGGCATGACCAGCCCGGCGCGGCCGTGGTTCCGGCTCACCACTGCTGACCCCGAGCTGGCCGAAGGCCATGCGGTGAAGCTGTGGCTGTCGGACGTGCGACGCATCATGCTCGACGTGTTCCAGCGCTCCAACACGTACCGCGCGCTCCAGTCGATCTATGAAGAGCTCGGGCTGTTCGGCACTGCCTCGTCGCTGGTGCTGCCCGACTTCGAGAGCGTCCAGCACCACTACACCAACACGATCGGCGAGTTCGCCATCGCCACCGACTACCGCGGCAAGGTCAACACGCACTACCGCGAGTTCCAGATGCGCGTCGCCGAGATGGTCGGTCAGTTCGGACGCGAGAACTGCTCGCCGACCGTGCGCAACCTCTACGACCGCAACAATATGGACGCATGGGTCACGGTCGTCCACGCGATCGAGCCGCGCTCCGAGCGCGACCCGACGCGACGCGACGCGAAGAACATGCCGTGGGCGTCGTGCTATTTCGAGGAGGGCACCAACCCCGGCAAGTTCCTGCGGGAGAGCGGGTTCCGCGACTTCCGCGTTGTTGCGCCGCGCTGGCACGCCACCGGCGGGGACATTTACGGCTACTCGCCGGGGATGGAGGCGCTGGGCGACGTGAAGCAGCTCCAGCACGAGCAGCTCCGCAAGGCGCAGGCCATCGACTACCAGACCAAGCCGCCGATGGCGCTGCCCATGTCCGCCAAGGGCAGCGAGATCGACATGGTGCCGGGCGGCGTCAGCTATTTCGACAACGTGGGCGGCGCAGGCGCCGGCGGCGCGCGGTCGCTGTTCGATGTGCGGCTCGATCTCAATTACCTGCTCAACGATATTCAGGACGTGCGCAGCCGCATCAACTCGGCCTTCTACGCCGATCTGTTCCTGATGCTCGCCTCCAACGACCTGTCGAACATGACCGCGACCGAGGTCGCCGAGCGGCACGAAGAGAAGCTGCTGATGCTCGGCCCCGTGCTGGAGCGGTTGCACGACGAGCTGCTCGACCCGCTGATCCACCTGACTTTCGTCGACCTGCTCGAAGCTGGTGCGCTACCACCACCGCCGCCTGAACTCGACGCCCAGGCGCTGCGCGTCGAGTTCGTTTCGATGCTGGCGCAGGCACAGCGTGCGGTCGGCACGTCGGCCACCGATCGGTTCGTCGTCAACCTCGGCGCGGTGGCGCAGTTCAAGCCCGACGTCCTCGACAAGTTCGACGCGGATAGCTGGGTCGACGCCTATTCCGAGAGCCTCGGCATCGACCCCGAGCTGATCGTCGCCAACGAGCAGGTCGCGCTCATCCGCGAGCAGCGCGCCGCCGCGCAGCAGGCCGCCGAGCAGTCCGAGCAGGTCAAGCAGGCGAGCGAGGCCGCGCGCAATCTGGGCGGGGTCGCCACGCAGGCGGGCCAGTCCAACGCCGGCGCCGACATTATGGGCATGTTCTCGGGCTACAACTCGCCGATCGCCGAAAGCTACTAGGTGCAGCCGCTCAAGGTCCCCGACCACCCCGGCCAAACCGTCGACGGGCGGTATTTGACCGATCGCCCCGATGCTCCCGGTCAGCCTTCGCCGACCATGCTCGCCGACGGCGACTACGGCGATATCGAGATCACCACCGAGGGCACGCAGATCCTCATCAAAGCCTCGGTCGCGTCGCCTTTCGGGCGGACGATCATGGCCGCCATCGACGCCGCCGCCGGGCGTACCGCGCTCGGTCTCGGCGCGCTTGCGGTGAAGAGCACGATCAACGGCGGTGATTGGTCGGGGCTGGACTTGGCTGTCGCGGACGGCGGGACGGGCGCGAGCACCGCGTCGGTCGCACGCGGAAACTTAGGCGCGGCGGGCACAGGCGACGCGAACGTCTTCTCTCTCCAGCAGACGTTCACGACGCCGAACAGTGGCGGCGGAACCACGGGCGGGGTTATCATTCGCGGTGACGCGGTGAACAACAAGAACGTGCTTCAATTCGTGAATGCCGCGGGAACGCTGCAATGGGGGGCAGCAGTGGTGTCGTCTGCCGGGGGCTTCGACTGGTCGGGACCGATGGCGGCAGCGTCATTCACCGGGCCTTTGTTCGGTAACGCGGCGACTGCGACCAAGCTCGCGACGGCGCGCAACATCAACGGAGTGCCGTTCGACGGTACGGCCCCGATTACCATCAGCGCGGTCGACAGCACCGCCCGTTTGGCTGTGGCGAGCAACCTGTCCGACGTTGCGAACGCCGCTACGGCCCGCAACAACCTTGTCGCGGCGGGCACGGCCGTCACCAACATCTTCGGCCCACAGCAGGTATTCACCACCCCAAACAGCGGGGGCGGCTCGACCGGCGGCGTCATCATTCGCGGCGATGCCGTCAATAACAAGAACGTCCTTCAGTTCGTCAACGAGACGGGCACCCTGCAATGGGGAGCGATGACCGTCTCTTCGGCAGGCGGGATGGACTGGACCGGGCCGCTCGCCGCGCCTCTCTTCGCCGGCTCGCTGACGGGGAACGCTACTACCGCCACGACTCTTCAGACCGCGCGCACCTTCGCGATCTCGGGCGCGGTGACCGGCGCGGCCGTAAGCTTCAACGGCTCGGCAAATGTCGTCATCGCGACCACCGGGATCACGTTCACCGGCGCGACAATCACGGGCGCGCTGCCCAGCGCGAACGGGGGAACGGGCGCTACGGCTACAACCGGCACCGGCAGCAATGTTCTATCGGCCTCGCCCACGTTCACCGGCACCGATCTCCACCAAGCGATAGTCGTTGCGCCAGCTGCGAACCCAACCACCGCAGCCGGTGTGAACCAGCTCATCATAGGCGAGGCGAGCAACAACCCGAATTTCCGCTTCAAGGCGGGATATTGGTTTGTTGGCGGCGTCGCTTATGCGGGGGCTATCGACATAATTTCAGGCGGCGCGGCAGCTCCCCTGCACCTTCAGCCATCGGGCGGAACCACGGTGTTCGGCGGCCCGGTCACCTTTTCCGGCAATATCGCCACCACAGGGACGATTGCCGGGGCCAGCTTCACCGCCATCCCGGCGGTCAATCCGACTACAGCGGCTGGCGTCAGCCAGATTGTTGTTGGCGAGGCCAGCAACAACCCCGCGTTTCGCGGCGCATTCGGCTATTGGCAGAGCGGCGCAAACTATCGTGGCGCAATCGACATAAAGGCAGCGGGCGTCGCAGCCCCGCTCGACCTGAACCCCTCGGGCGGCCCAATCGTGTTCTGCAACAACGCTCTCTCCCTCAACGGGCCGCTCGGCAACTATGCGAATGACGCCGCAGCTTCGGCGGGCGGGGTGCCGGTCAACGGCATGTACCGCAACGGGTCGGTGCTGATGGTGCGGGTGGTCTGATCTGATCCTGACGCCCCGCACGCTTAACTCGTCGACCCCGCTCTACACGCCACCCTCGATGAGTGCTGACGACCCGCTTGATTGGGACTTCGGCGAGCAGGCGACGGGTTCTACCGACGCGCAGCTCGCCCAGGCGACGGAACAGAGCGACGTCCGATGGCTCATCGCCGACCCTCGGGGCCGCCGCATCGTGCGGGGGCTGCTGGAGCGGGCGGGGGTGTTTCGATCGTCGTTCACCAACGACGCTCTCGCCACCGCCTTCCGCGAAGGCGAGCGAAACGCAGGGCTAGGGCTGATCGCCCTCGTCATGCGCCACACGCCCGAACGGTTGGCCGACGTGCTGATCGACAAGGGCTGATATGCTGGACGCAACGATCACGACCGATACGACCACGACGGAAGCGCCGGTCAATGCCGCGCCTGCCGCCGATGCGCCGCCGGTCGCGGATACGCTGCTGACGGGCGACCAGCCGGCCGAGGGCGATGCGCCTGCCGAACAGGCGGAAGGCGACAAGCCTGCCGAGGAAGCGCCCGCCGGCGCGCCGGAAGCCTATGCCGAGTTCGCCATGCCCGAGGGCGTCGCGATCGACGAGGAGATGCTGGGCGAGTTCTCGGGCGTCGCCAAGGATTTGAACCTCACGCAAGAGGCCGCACAGAAGGTCGTCGATCTGGCCGCCAAGATGCGCCAGGCCGACGCCGCGGCGATCGTTCAGGTTCGCGCCGACTGGCTCCAGGCCACGCAGATCGACGCCGAGATCGGCGGCGACAAGCTGGGCGAGAACCTCGCCACCGCAAAGCGCGGGCTCGAAGCCTACGGCTCGCCGGCGCTGCGCGAACTGCTCAACTCGACCGGGCTGGGCAACCACCCCGAGGTCATCCGCCTCCTCGTAAAAGCCGGCAAGACGGCCAGCGAGGACACGTTCGTCAAGGGCGCCCGCGAACCGGCCAAGCCGTCGCGCGCCTCGATCCTCTATCCAACGTCGCGCAAGGAGCAATAAGCGATGGCTACTCTCTCGACCGGGATGCTGACGCTCGCCGATCATGCCAAGCGCGTCGACCCTGACGGCTCGGTCGCACAGATCGCCGAGATGCTGTCGAACAGCAACGAAATCCTGGAGGATGCCGTCTTCGCGCAGGGCAACCTGCCGACCGGGCACCGCACCGTGATCCGCACTGGCCTGCCGGCCGTGTACTATCGCGCGATCAACCAGGGCGTGCCGCCCAGCAAGTCGACCACCGCCACGGTCGATGAGCAAGTCGGGATGCTGGAGGCGCGCAGCCACATCGATACCAAGCTCGCCGAGCTGTCCGATGACGTGGCCGCGTTCCGCCTGTCGGAAGACGCCCCCTTCCTGGAGGCGATGAACCAGACGCAGGCGACCACGATGTTCTACGGCAATCCGGCGACGGACCCGCGGGGCTATCTGGGTATCGCGCCGCGCTACAGCTCGCTCACTGCGGGCAATGGCGCCAACATCATCGACGGCGGCGGCTCGGGCACCGACAACACCTCGATCTATCTGGTTGTCTGGGGCGAGCAGACGGCGTTCTGCACCTTCCCCAAAGGTAGCCAGGCGGGGCTCAAGCACCGCGATCTGGGCGAGGACGACGTGCTCGACGCCTCGGGCGGCTACTTCCGCGCGCTCAAGACGCTGTACCAGTGGGACAACGGCTTCGTGCTCAAGGACTGGCGCTACGTCGTTCGCATCGCGAACATCGACGTGTCGGACCTGCTGGCGCAGACGACCACGCAGTCCTCGACGGCCGCGACCGCGATCATCAACCTGATGGCCCGCGCGCTCGACAAGGTGCCGAACCTCGCGATGGGCCGCCCGGCCTTCTACATGAACCGGACGGTCCACTCGCTGCTGCGCATCGCCGCGATGAACAAGGCGGGCAACGTGCTCGGCATCATCCAGGGGCTC